TTGCACTAAGGCAAGCCATTTCAAGGAATATGTGGAGGGAAAGTTTTTTAGAAATTTAGTACACAATAATCAGGTTGTACTGTCATTGATATTTCTTGGGCAGCGTTTTCAGTATCCCAATTGAAATCACCAAAGCTTGCAGCTGTAATTAGTGCACCTTTGATAACCCATTCTGATACGATATCACCTACAGGACCTAATACATTTACTGTTAAGTCTTTTTTATAAAAATCAGAGTAACCATCTCTACCAGTTACTGATTCGTGATGTAGGCGAACCCATTCCATTACAGCTTGTGCCCCAGATGGTGTAATTGGATCAAACAATGTGAAATCAATTGTATTCCATGTTGTTTTTCCTTTTACAAACCTTTGTACGTTAATATGATTTAGAGGTACTGTGCCTTGAGTCAATGATACGGCTCCTACTCCTTTCATAATATACGATGGAAAACCATCTACATACAGAATAAATCTATTCTTTTGTTTTGGCTCAAAAGCTGTGTAAAAAATTTCGTTGCTATCTAATACTGCCATTTTATGTTCTGTTTATTATAAATATTCTATTTTTTGTTTTTTATGCTGGAAATGTTGCTCCAGTTGGTAATACATTGAAATCTAATAAAATAAATTCAGCTGTTTTAGTTGGTTGTAAATAAAGTTGACCAACAAGCTCATTTCTATCTACCACATCAGCAGTATTATTAGTTTCGTCCATTACTACTTTAAAAGCATATAATCCTTGTCTTTGTTGTATTCCTTCTAAATAAGGATTTACTTGAGTTAAGAAGCTATTTCTTGTAGCAATTGAATTTTGTTCAAATACTAGATTATCAGCAATTTGAGAAATATAATTTTTCAATTCAATTAATAGACGGCGTACATTTACTCTATCTAATGCACTTGAACGTTTTTGTAATGTTTTCTGACCAAATACTACAACTCCATTTCCAGGGAAGGTTGCAATTGGGTTAACATTAGCAGTATATAAAGCATCTCTGTTTCCAGAAGTTAATTTTCTTTCAGCTTTAATTACATTACCTAAAGCACCTCTAGTTAAACCAGCAGGAGCAAACCAAGCATCACTTGATTTATCTGTGAATGCATATACTCCAGGAATCATTGCTGAAGCAGGTACCCATACTGTTTGTCCAGTTGTGTTTAGTGTTTGTAACCAAGGCCAGTAAGTAGCAGCATAGCTTGAATCAAATCCAGACGCGTCACTTACGATAGTAGATACATTAGTATCATAGCCATTCAAATCAATTACAGCAATTGCATCTTGACGTGACTCTACAGTAGATACTAATAAACCAACTGCTGTACCATGGTCACTATTATTTAGTCCAGGTGCAGTAATTAAATTATATCTATATTCGTCTTTATTACTTAATAGGTTAATTGATTCAATATAATCAGTTTGTGCTAAACCTTGAATATTAGTTACACTAATTTCTCCATTAAATTTAGCTTCTTGACCGTCAAATAAAGTACCAGTAGCACCATTAAATGAACCTGAACCATCTGCTGGAATAGATCCTGTTAAGGCTGCCTTTGCAGTTCCATTATTATCAAAATAATCAACAGTTGGAGTATTTACAGCACTAACTCTAATATATTTACTTTTATTAACATAAGTACCATTAGATTTTACATAGTAATCTGTACCATCTTGTTCTACTGTATGAGTAGTATCTCCAATTGCTTTTGAAATGTAGTTAGGGGCTTTTGGATCTAATGATAGACCTTGGAATGTTTCTAATACATTCTTTTGTTTTGAACTATCATCTCCTCTACGAACTAATAAACTAAATGTTCCATTATCCGTATTTGATCCTTGAATTTCCCATCTAATGTTATCTTTAGTACCATTTACTAAAGTATTATTAGTACCTTCTGATCCTGAGCTATTTGCTATTTCACCTTCGGTTAAGGTTTCTAAGGTAAAAGCAGATGAAGCATCACCATTTAAGACTGAAGTACTTGACGCACCTGTAAAGCTACCACTTTGTACACGAGTAACTAATAATGAAGTTCCTCCTTGAGAAAAGTAGTTATTAGCTGAGGTTTGCGTTAGATACTCATGTTGTTGAGAACCACTAGTAACATCACTACCAAAAATTGCTTGATATTCACTATAAGAAGTAACTAAGGTAGGAATACCAACAGGACCTTTAGCAGCAGGCCCTAAAATGGAGGCACCAGCTTGTATGGGTTGTCCTTGGATGAATGATTGGTCAGTTTCTCGTGCTAATTCTCCAGGAGATAATAGAGTTTCTG